ACGCAGTGAGGGGTGAAGCTATGACTCCTGTGGTGATGAGTCCTGCAAGGTCTGATGGGGTACCACCATCGAATGATCCGGGGATACCTGCCGTGGCCACTGTCGAGAACCCGTAGTAGGACACCTCTGCCCCACACGCATCACAAAGCTGGTCACCGTTGATGTTGCGTGCCTCATGGTCGTAGCCACATGACCCGCAGAACGGGATGGTTGGTGCGATTTCTCCTGCTGCCATTGTTTCTTCCTTTTCTGTCTATCCGATTAGCGTCGCTAACCGAGTTGCATGAGTTCTACCCCATCTGCCCAACACTCTGTACACCCCCACCCTCAGCTTCCATCTGGGCGAGTATCGTCTGGACGGCTGGGGGAGGTCCACCCTCCATTCCTTGACCACCGCCCTGTGCCATCGCCATTTCTTCTGGTGACATCTGTGGGTCCTGAGCAGTGAACATCTTCTTGAGGGTGTCCCCTGTCTCTGATGGTGTGTCGTATATCTCAACCAACGCCATCCCGGCAGCTTGGTCCCTCTCCCCGAACCGTTGGCCCAATCCCTGCATCAGCATCTCTTTGGCCATGTCCTGATCTATGCGTTCCTCCATGAGGCTGGCATTCTCGAATCCGTCCATGTTCTCCCTCATGGTACGTCGATCCATAATCCTCGCCTGAACCAGCTGGAGTCCCGCCACAATCTTGGAGTTCTCATCGAACGTAGCCATCGCTCCGTATATGCGCTTGGTCCGGTAGTCCTTCGCGATGTCCTTCTTCGGTACATAGTGTTCCTCAAATTGTGTGCCACCCTCGAACCAGTACACCTTCTTGCGTGAGGTGGGGTGCATCTTCTCCTCCCACTCCAACCGCTTGCGGTCGATGAGCTCCATGGAGTGCTTGATGGCGGTCTGGTATTCCTTTACATTCTCGTTGGCGGACTGTCCCAGTTCTCTGATGCCCTGCCCAGTGGCAAAGGAGTTCGGGGATTGTCCGTCCTGAGCAACGTCGTATCCAGCCACAACTCGGAACTGTCGCTCGATGACGCCAACTGCCTGCCACACCTGTTGGAGTTGGTCAGAGATGGGCTTGTCGATTGTTGTTCCGGGCTCGAACTTGTTGACGGCAAAGCGCCCCCTCTGGTAGGTCTTACCCACCATCTCACCAACGATGTTGGTCTCACGGAAGGTGGAGTCCTCGACACCGATGAGTCCGAGGATGTTCAGCTTGGCCATCATGGCCATGAGTCCGAACACATGGTGGTACTGGCTCTGGAGCTTGTCGAAGGAGAACCTCTTCGTCATCACGAACGCCGGACCTGATTCCAGTGGGTTCGGGATGAAGCTGACCATCTTCTGGATTTCAGGGCACACGACGTAGCAACCGTGATGGTTGTAATACTCGATCAGGGTGACGGGGTTGTGAGGATTCCCCTCCCAACTTGATGTCTCGCCAATGATGGGTACACCGGAATTGGCCGTGTTCATACGGTCCATGATTGCCTCTTTGGCACTCGGATAGACGTAGGCCAATTCCCTCTGTGAAACGTGACGAAATACCGCAACCTCGCTCGGTTGCTGGTCAACACCCCACTGGCCGGGGTACACGTCGTAGGGGTCACGCAGTTCGGCAACCGGATACAGGGTGTCCCCGAACTTGCGTTCCTTGATGATGTGGAGGGTGAATCCGTAGCCGGGGAGCCAGCGTCCGATCTGGGGGTACTGCATCTCTATACGGGAGATGTCGTCCCACGCGTTCACGATGCGAGCACGCTTCTCTGCCTTCTTGCGTGCCTTGTCCGTGTCCTTGGTGGGAATCATGTCGGTCTTGATGACAGGTGGACGACCGATCTTCTGTGCGAGGCGCTCAAGGCCTGAGAACATGATGTTGGCTGTGGGGAGGTCTATCCCGAGTGAGGTGTCCGAACCCTTGCCGGTTCCCCTGCCCTGTGTGCGGATGGGAGCTCCGGGGCCTCCGCGTGCCAGAACGGCCTGTACACCCTCAGCGCCACCGTTCATCACCGCACGGATGCGGCTTCGGTCGTCAGCGGAGTGCAACCCCTTGAGAATCTTGGAACGGTCCATAACCTCCTGTACGTCCAACATCTCATGCATCTGCGTACCTCACTTCTATCTTTCCGGGTTCGAGGCTGTCATCCACCAACACACGTAGGTCCGGGCTTACCTGCTCATATCTCTGCCAAAGCGCAACAATTGACTGGGCCTGTTTGAGGGTTCCACGTGAAACATACACATGGGACCCCGGACGGGCATTGATTTCACTTCTGATCTTTAGGGAGTTGAGCTCCTCGGCAGTTGGGGGTTTCTTGCCCAGAAGGTCGTCGAAATAGGTTCCGGCATTCTTATGGCGTTTCTCTGGAATGAACAGCTGTTGTGACATTTTAGTACCCCGGATAGCCGGTATGGCCCCAAGGAGCGGTCGATACCTGTCCGTAGCCGGGGTATGACGACTCCTCAGAGATTTGTATATCCACATCTCGGTCCTGATTCCCCCACTTTACAATGGATGGGAATGGGAACCACGATGCCATCTTGATGTCTGTGAGACTCCTCTTGCTCTTGACACCATCGGTTGTCCACAGTTCGAGCTGTCTCAGGAGCATGTTCACCTTCTGTCGGGCCTCGGATGTACCGAAGGGGAGCCTGATCCTACCGGAGTGGTACCACGGAGCCATGGACGAGATACCGAGTTCTGGGTCCTGCTTGTTCCTGCCGGTGTAGTAGGGCTTGATGGTCAGCCCGAGGTCGAGTGCCAGTTTCTTGGTCCGCGGGTCGTTGAAGAACTCGACCTGCTGGGCATTGGCCTCGTAGAACCACGCTGTGAGCCCGTACTCCTCGTGCCACTTTTCCATGATACGATGAGCACCTGCGAAGCCCCCGGCCTCCTGCGTTTCGATATCGACCATTGAGAGAGTGTCATCTCGGTAGTGCCACAGGAATGCAGCCTGTACACCTCGGGCTGATGGGTCAAGACCAGCAACGAGACGCCCCAACGGAAGAAGGCTGGAGACACTCTCAGGATCATCCTCATCAACCGGTTCACCCAGCCCGATACCACGGTTTCTGTCAAGAGCCATCTCCTTGATGAGGGGTATGTCGAACACGATACCTGTCTCGGGAATCGGACGATTCAGGTATCGCATTTCATATGCGCCCATGATTCCCAAGGCTTCCATCTCCAGCCTTTTCTCCGTGAGCCACCGATAAGAGCGAACGGAGGGGAACAGCACGCATCCGTTCTCATCATGGCCTGCAATCTCTTCGGGGTCAAGGTCACAGTCCTCCGAGTGGGCTGTGTCCGTAATTGTCCTCCATGAGAGGAGGGAGCCGTCCAGTCTCATCAGATGGTTGGGAATGTCATCAGGATGCTGTCGGGAACAGATATTCACCCATCCGGTGCGCTCCTCCTTACGGGTGCCGATTTCAGCGAACTTGTTGCGGCTGTACTCCCGCTGGGAGGCTTCACGGGTCGTGTCGAGGTCCTCAAGGTCATCAACGATGAGGAGGTCCACGTCACGAGAGAGAATCTTGGAGGTACGTCCGAGTGCCAGCATGGAACTCGATTTCTGGCCGACCCACGACTGTTGGGCCACCTTTATCTCTTTTGCCGACCACGGCCGCCCGGAATCCCTCGCGGGCTTGAAAGCTTCGCCGGGAGGCAGCGTGTCGCGTATCAGGGGCTCATTGTTGACCAGATGGTCCTTCACGGAACCCAACATCAGCTTGGCAACGTCGGTGTTCGCTGCGACCCACATGATTCTGATATTCGGGAACATCACAATCAACCACACGGCGAATCTCACAAGCATCTCAGACTTCCCATGTCGGGGTGGGCTCAAGATGAGTTGCTTGGCTCCCGCTGCATAGGCAATGATGATGGAGCGTATCCAGACGAGGTGGAAGTCCTCGATAGTGGGCCGCTTGCCCTCAAGGGTGAAGTAGTAGCGGGAGAACACAGAATACGCCCTGACCAATTCATCGGCAAGGGTGTTGAACTCCTTGGTGTCCTGACCTTTGTAACCCAGTTCTTTGAGGCGCTCCAGTTTGTATGTGGGGAGCATTGCCCGGACCCTCCAGCTGGGCATCCACCCGTCATTGAGCTCAGCCATGTTGTGGGTGACCCTGACAGCCTGTTCGGCTCGCAGTATGGCCGATTTTGACATTCCGAACACATTGGCAAGGTGGTTGGCGTCCAGTTTCCCCGCAAGGAACAGATCAACGATGTCCTTGTGGGCGGGGTCCATCATCTTGCGGTAGGCATCACCCCTCCTCGCAGTGGGAGCATCGGTAACGGCTCCATCATGAATCAGTTTGGCCTCATGCTTGGCCTTGTTACGGACTCTCTGGTTCCTATTCATCTGTAGCTGCATGTGTTGCCTACAGCAATACTTCGCCCGTGAGCTTCTCGACACAGGGATGCGATTCTTACAGTCCTTGAGGTGACAAATCCTGTTGTAGGTTCTACCTGACATGAATCCTCGTCTGCATCCACACAGCGTACAGAGAGCACCCGCATTGATCCCACATCAGTAGGTAATGGTCATCCAATACGAGTTGCCTTGTGTAAATCCGCACATAACACGTCTTGCACATACTCGAACCCTAACACGAGAGAAGGACTCCCGAAGGAATCCCTCTCCCAACACCGGTCCATTCGGTTAGGGGGAAAACCCCACCGGTGTGATGACCTTGCGTTCCTGATCGGAACTGCTAAAGTCTGTGCTACCTAATCACAGGAGTAACCCTAACACACAAACCCCCACCTCGCACACCAAGACCTGAGATACCTTCTGGTAGCCCGAAACGACTGACTATCAAGGCCCACAGGCTCACCGCCCAAGCGAACAGCGGAACCCCCCTCTTCTAAAGGGCAAGCTGACTCCTAGAGACCCATTAACCCGACACCTGATGAGCGTTATTCGTTGGATCGGTACCGTGGACAGGTAAAGGGCCGGGGGTGTGTATGTGTATAGGGGGATGGGTCGGGGTTTACATCCGGGGGTCAAGACCTGATACGGGCTGCGATTGCAACCACCCCACCCCACCACGGTGCACCCTATCGACATCGGCACCAGTCACCAGTAGAGCGCGAACCATTGCGCGGAATGGTCGTTCGTTGGTTGACCATCGGCACCGTTTCATC